GCTCCATCTTCAGTCAATCTTAGCTGACGGTGACCTCCTAGAGGTTGTCGATGAGCTAAAGAAGGTGGTGTCCTGTGTGTTCGGGGACGCCCTCGCAGCCGTTGATAAGGCTGTGTACGAGGGCAACCTCGAACCGAGACACGGACCGGGTGCAACTGCTGACGGACTCATGGGAAACCAGAAGTTCGCGCAGCGAGAGTGGACCGACCGGTTGGAATCGCTTTTTCCATTCGTGGACTATGCGATTCCAAACCATAGGTATCACTCGTTGCAATCCGACGTGACATGGTTCTCCCCGGAACACGAGCGGCCTTCGAAGCTGCTCGCTGTTCCTAAGACGGCTCGGTCCCCTCGATTGATTGCGAAAGAACCTACCTGTATGCAGTTCATGCAGCAGGCGGTTGGTCGCAAACTGGTCGAGAGCCTAGAATCTGCTCCGAATAACGGAGTGAACCTGGGCGCCTCGTTCGTTGGATTCTCTGAGCAATGGCCTAACCAGGCCATGGCTCAGATTGGATCCGCGGACGGATCACTTGCTACGCTAGATCTTAGCGAAGCTAGTGATAGGGTTCCGAATTGGCTTGTCGAAGCTTTGTTTGAAGACTACCCTTGGTTTTCCGAGGCAATCTCTTCGACAAGGTCTTTGCGAGCCGACGTACCTGGCCATGGGGTTATCCCTTTGGTCAAGTTTGCGTCGATGGGGAGTGCTCTGACGTTTCCTATTGAGGCCATGGTCTTTGCGACCGTGACCTTGTGGGCGATTGCCAGAGCGCAAGGCAAACCTCTCTCCCGTAGCACTTTCGATCAGCTGCGGGATAAGGTGCGCGTCTATGGGGATGACATAATTGTCCCCACGGACCATGCTGTGTGCGTAGTCCTGAACCTTGAGTATTTTGGTTTCAAGGTCAACAGGAACAAGAGCTTCTGGACTGGAAAGTTCCGGGAGTCTTGTGGTAAGGAGTTCTATGACGGTGAGGACGTTTCTATTGTCCGATACCGAAAAGAACTTCCGACCCTACGCAGCTTCGGTTCACCTGAGTGGGCTGAGTTTACTCAGACCACCGTCGAGACCCGCAACCAGTTTTATATGGCTGGCTTGTGGAAATCGGCGGCGCTCCTCGACGACGTATTGCATACTGTCCTTAAAGGATGGTATCCCTACGTCGCCGCTGAGTCTCAAGTGCTGGGCCGTATCAGCTTCCTGTACGGGTATGAGAAATTCACACCCTTCTGGGACGCTGACACGCAAACCTTCTTTGTCAAAGGGTTTGTGCCAAGTTCCGAGCTACCGAAAAATGTAGCCGAGGACGAAGCAGCCTTGTACAAGTGCCTCTCTTCGTTGCCGGAGGAAAAGGGTCATTTCGATGACCTCTTCCCCGCCTCTGTCGACAAGAAGCACTTGTCCCGAAGTGGGCGTCCACGAG